TGCAGGATCATTTAAAGTTGACTCTGCTGTAGTTGGTATGAAAGTATTTAGGAATGAATTAATTATATTTTGCCAAGATAGAATTTATAAATTAACAGGGACATCAACAAGTAATTTTGCAGTGCAAGAAGTTACTAGAAATATTGGATGCAGAGATGGTGGTAGTATTCAGGAGATTGGTGGTGATGTTATATTTTTAGCACCAGATGGTTTAAGAACTATTGCTGGTACAGCTAGAATTGGTGACGTTGAACTAGGATCTATATCTAGACAAATACAGTCTAGAATTGATGACATAGGATTAGATAGAATAACATCTATGGTTATTAGGGATAAATCACAATATAGATTATTTTATCCAGTAGATGCTACAGGTCAACTATCATCAAAAGGAATTATAGGTGTATTAAAAAATAACCCAAACACAGGGTCTATTGGATTTGAATATGCTGATATGGTTGGTGTTAAACCAGCTTGCACAGATTCAGATTTTATTAGTAATGTAGAAACACAAGTGTTTGGTGGTTATGATGGATTCATCTATAAAATGGAAACAGGAAATACTTTTGCTACAGGTTCTACTACAACTACTATTCAAGCAGTATATAGATCACCTGATATGGTAATGGGAGACCCTGGTATTAGAAAATATATGCAAAGAGTTAATTTAAATTATGAAGGTGAAGGTACATCTATTGATGCAAACTTAGCTCTTAGATATAACTATGATGACCAGAATAGTCCACAACCAGCAAAGATATCTCTACCAACAGTAGGTGGTGCTGGACAATATGGTGCTGCAGTTTATGGTAGTTCACTATACGATGCATCAGGTGTTCCATTAGTAAGACAAACAGTAGAAGGCTCTGGATTTGCAGTAGCATTACAAATAGATGATCAAAATAGTGCAGACTCATTTTCAGTTAAAGGATTTCAATTAGAATTTACCCCAGGAGGAAGAAGATAATGGCAGGCTATTCGGCACGACAGTCTAGTTTCACAACAGGTGATACTATACTTGCAGCTCATTCCAATGATGAGTTTAACCAAGTATTGGCTGCGTTTCATGCAACAACAGGACACTCACATGACGGAACAGCAGGTGAGGGTGGCCCTGTAACTACACTTAGAGATGCAGACTCATTAAATAAAATACTTGTAGACACAAGTAATAATCACTTAGAATTTTATGTAGAAGTATCATCAGCTGCTGTACAGCAGTTAAGAATACAAGATGGTGCTATTGTACCTATTACAGATAATGACATAGACTTAGGAACTTCCTCTCTTGAGTTTAAAGATTTATATGTAGATGGTACAGCACATGTTGATGCTATTAATTATAATGGTACAGCTATTGCCTCAACTGCAGCAGAATTAAACATAGTTGATGGAGATACCTCGGCTACATCTACAACAGTTGCAGATGCAGATAGAGTTGTATTAAATGATAATGGTACAATGGTACAAGTTGCAGTTACAGATTTAGCTGCATACTTTGATGATGAAATTACTGCAATGCCTAACCTTACATCAGTTGGTACTCTTACAACTTTAACAGTTGATGATATTACAATAAATGGAAGCACAATATCTGACAGTGGAGATTTTACTATTGATGGTGGTGCTGATATTATATTAGATGCAGATGGTGGAGATATATTTTTTAAAGATGGAGGTACTACTTTTGGTAGTGCAACAAACACATCAGGAAATTTAATTATTAAATCAGGAACTACAACTGCATTAACATTTAGTGGTGCAGATGTTACAATTGCTGGAGATCTTACAGTATCTGGTGATGATATTACTATGGGCACAAACACTGCAGGTCATTTATTGATTGCAGATGGTACAAACTTTAATTCAGTAGCAGCTACATCTTTAACAGAAATTTCTACAGTTGCTAATGATGATGTACTATTAGCAGTAGATACTTCAGGTGGTGGCCTTAAAAAAATTACAAGAAGTACTCTTGTATCAGGACTTGCAGCTACTGGTGCTGCAATATCTAATGTGGTTGAAGATACATCACCACAGCTAGGTGCAGATTTAGATACTAATAGTTTTAACATAGCTTTTGATGATGCTCATGGTATTAATGATGAAAATGGTAATGAACAAATTATATTTCAAACAACTAGTTCAGCAGTTAATCAATTTGATATAACAAATGCTGCAACAGGTAATGCACCGAAACTATCAGCAACTGGTGGTGATTCTAATATTGATTTAGAAATTGAAGCAAAAGGAACAGGCCATGTAACTGTTAGAGGTAATACAAATGCAGGTGCAATACAATTTAATTGTGAGTCTAATTCCCACGGACAAATATTAAAATCTCAACCACACTCAGCAGCTGTTACAAATGAAATGTTATTACCAGCTGGTTCTAATTCAACTTTAGTATCGTTAGTATCTACAGATACACTAGAAAATAAAACTTTAACTACACCTGTAATTGCAGAAATAGATTCAGGCTCTACTATTACACTTGATGCAACTACAGACATAGTTCTTGATGCAGATGGCGGTGATATAATTTTTAAAGATGGTGGTACATCGATTGCTACTTTTACAAATAGTTCAACCGACTTCATAATAGAAACTGCTACCTCTAATAAAGATTTAATATTTAAAGTTAATGATGGTGGATCTTCTACTGAAGTTGCAAGATTTGATGGAGATGTTTCAGCATTTTTAATGGCTTCAGGTAAAAAGATTATGTTGGGGGCTGCTGAAGAAACAATTTCAGGAGACGGTACAGATATTACTTTTGAAGTTGGATCAAATGGTGACATAAATATCCCTGCAAATATAGGTTTAACTTTTGGTGATGACGGAGAAAAAATTGAAGGTGATGGTACAGATTTAACTATCACTGGTAATAATATTAATTTAACAGCAACAGCTGACGTAGTTATACCAGCAAACGTTGGTATTACTTTTGGATCTGGTGAAAAAATTGAAGGTGATAGCACAGATTTAACAATTACTTCTGGAGCTAAAATTAATTTAACAGCTACATCAGATGTACATATTCCAAATAATGTTGGAATAGTTTTTGGTGGTGATTCAGAAAAAATTGAAGGTGATGGCACTGACATGACTATTAGTGCTAATAATTTAACAATCGATGCTGCTGCAGATATTAATTTAGATGCCGATGGTGCTGATGTTAATATTAAAGATGGTGGCACAACAATATTATCATTTACAAATAGTTCTAGTGATGCTGTAGTAACTTCAGGTGTACAGGATAAAGATATTATTTTTAAAGGTGATGATAATGGCTCTGCTATTACAGCGTTAACTTTAGATATGTCTGATGCTGGTACGGCTGTATTTAATCATGATATTAAAATAGCAGACGGTGGTCAAATAGGATCAGCTTCAGATGCAGATGCTATGGCAATTTCATCTGCTGGAGTTGTTACTTTTAGCGGTGCTGCAAATGTTGGACAGCAAGCACTTACTTCATCATCAAATGCTGTTGCTTGGGATGCATCTGCAAAACCAAATGCTTTTCATGTAACAACAGAAAATACAACTTTTTCTGCACCAACTAATAATGTAGAGGGTGCATTTATATGTTTAGAAATTAATTACAATGGTTCACATACTATTGCTTTTAACACAGTTTTTGAGTTTGCAGCTTCAACTGCACCAACATTTACATCAACGGATGGTAAAACAGATATTCTTGTATTTAGATACAATGGTTCTGTATGGCAAGAGGTAGGTAGAACATTAAATTTAAGTGAGAGTTAATAGGAGTTAATAATATATGTTTGCATTAGTAGAATCAGGATCAATTACAAAATATTTTAATGGTAATCAAGGAGTTGTTATTGGAGATATTCAATATCCAAAAACAATATTTACATTATGGACTAAAGATGAAAGAGAAGCCATTGGTGTATATGAAATAGAATTAGATCGTACAAATTTTAAAGATGAAGAATGGTATGTTAATACTAAGATAACATATTCATTTGGTAGTGGTAAAGTTACAGGTTCTTATGGAACAGCCACAGCTAAATCACACGCAGATACTCTATGGACTGATCAAGATAAAACAGATGGTATTATACCAACTGATAAAGATGTGGGTGATGTTAGAGTAGAAGGATTAAAAACAGTATTAATTAAAACTTTAAAAGCAAAAGCTGCAGGAGAACTACAAGAAACAGATTGGTATGCTCTAAGAAAAGCAGATGCTGGAACAGCCATACCATCATCTATAACAACTCATAGAGCAGCAGTTAGAACTAAATGTGCTGAGATGGAAACAGCCATTACAAATGCTGCAGACACACCAGCACTTGAGACTTTATATACATACACAAAACAAGAGGATGGATCTATAACAAGACCATTAGGTGAATTGCCAACATTGGAGTCTTAATGCCTTTAATACTTGGAACTAATTCTATAAAAGACACGGGCTATAATGTAGCTAACTCATTAAGAGTAGATAGAAATAGTAGTGCATATTTAACTAGAACAGAAGACACCGATCAATCAGATGGAAAAAAAATAACTATATCAATTC